GCGGGCGCTCGGCAGGTTCTTCCTCGTCGCCCTTCTGCCGCCGCACGGGAAGAAGAATTTCGCGCATGACCTCATTCGTGAAGCTCGTAAGCGCGTCCAGTAAATTCAGTCGTGTCATACAGACACCCATCCTTTCACTATCGCATCCACCTCATGCATCAGTCGCTCCTCGAACTTGCTCATCGCCTGTTCACCGAGGCGCTCTTTCACCTCATCGCCACCGAGCATCTGCGGAACAGAAGAACCCATGATCTCCTTGATCTCGGCATCGCCTGTGGCAGTTCTGCCGCCGGTGCGCTCGAAGATGCCGATGTGACCAGACTGCATCTGCGCGACAAATGCGCGAGAGAACGTAGTCGGCGCGGTCGAAAGAAACTGATGGCCGGTCGCGGCAATGCCCGGATGAACCGGGCGCAGATTGCCGTTGACGATTGCCATGACGGTCTTTTCCGTGTTGACGGTCGGTTTGCTGGGAGATGAGCCGCCATAACGCCAAAGCGGAATCTTTTTGCCGCGAAAGGAAATTTTCGCTTCAACCCCGTTGAAATACCGATAGCTTGTCGTAATGTTCTGCTCAGCGCGAATATCCTTTCTGGCTATATCGTACCGCTTACGGATTTCTCTGGTGCTTTGCGTCCGAAGGTGCGCTGTCGCGCGGTTCATTGCTCGCTTCATCGCAATTTCAATGCCACCCGGAATATCTGCAAGTTGCTGTTCTGCATTGTGAAGTAGCTCTGGAGAAACAATTTCAACGCGCGCCTGGAAACTTGCTGTGTACGGAGCAAATCCCTTATTCATTCGTCAAACGCCTCCAGTTCTACGCGAAGCAGGCCCAGCTCGCAGACCGACGAGGCGACGTAGAAGCGTCGGAAGAAGGTAGCGTCATCGGGATCGCTGATCTCCATGCGCGTCCCTTTTTCCGGTTGGTTGCCGCCGAGATCCTGAATCCTGCAATGCAGCACGGACGAAACGAGGAACAGCCCCTGAATATGATCGCTCATAAGCTGGCGGCGGTCTTTCTCTTTCAGCCCGGACAGCACAACCGGAATGCCAGCGTGATCCTCGCCGTCGTATGTCACGCCGTCGTAGACCACGATCCGCTTCTCTGCAAACTCGTCGAGGTTCATAAAGGTCCGCGCATTGTCACGCGCGACCATGTCCTTGAATTTGCTCATACCACCGGCGCGGCGGCGCTCAGATCAGGAAGATCATCCTCACTGATTTCCTCGCCCGGCTCGACGGGCACGGCGACGATTGCCGCAATCAGGTCATCTTTCTTGCGGAGCTTCGCCGTTTCAATGCCAAGCTCGGCGGCAAGCTCTTTGAGCTGTGCCACCGTCATTTCCTGTAGCTGCGCCGCGTCGAGATGGGCCTCTGCGCCGCTCTCTGCGCCGTTTTCTTCGCTGGGCATATCGGCGCAGGGGGTGTCGCCGCTTTCGACCGTGCTGCCGCTTGCAACAGGCGCTTCGTCTGCTTCGTGGACGATCGCTGCGACGCCGAGCGCGACGAGACGCCTTGCTTCGGCTTCGTCTACCTCGCAGATGCCGCCGCGCTCAACGAGCTTCGGCATGGCGTCCTTGGTCTTACGCCAGCCGTAGGAACCGCTGATAATTTCAATTTTCATGTCGTACTCCTTTCACGCGCCGATCAGGCCACGACGTTTGCCGCGTAGATGTACGGGCAGTAGTTTTTCGGCGCAGCCAGCGGACGGGCAGCCAAGCGCAGCTTGCGTCTGTCGTTGGGCTGGTCGAGAACAAACTTCGGGACGCGCTTCGCAACGTAGGTGGAGAAGTCGGTCGAGCCGTAATCAATCTGCGTGATCTGGCCGTACATCATGTGACCGCAGTCGGGAGCTGTGACCATTGCAGAGGTCGCGGGGAAGTACCGCTGCTCCGCACCGCTGTCATCGACATAGGTTTCGTCCACGCAAATCACGTTGAGGCGGAAACCGCCGAAGTTCAGCGTACCCATATAGGTAACGCCGTCATAGGGGCTGAGCTGCTGATCAATCGTGCCGATGATGATGCCGCTGTTGCGGTCGAGCAGGGACTTGACGTCCGTGAGAGCGAGGATCGCGTCTGCAACGTCGGAGCCGATCACGAGGTCTGCTGCCCGGAGGCCACGCTTGGACAGCTTGCGGCACATATTCTTCACGTCGGAGAAGAACGCCGCACCCTTTTCGTCAGTTGCGTTCCACTTGGTGCTGACGGTGTAGGCGTGGTCGCTCGTCGTGTCATAAAACTGCACATACAGCTTTTCACCTTCGGTCTTATCGTCGATGTACGACTGCATCGTGCAGGAGTTGTTGATCATGGTCTGGACGGCCATCCACTCTTCACGACGGGTGATGCGAATGTCCATATCGGAAAGATCGTCACGCTGCAGGCGGGCGGCGCGCTGGGCCGGGGTGCTGTTGGCATAGATGGCTTCGCCGAAGCCGCGCTTGCGCAGATCGTCCTGCGTCAGCAGACGAGAAGGCGCGATGAACGCGGGCTGGTATTCGTGGATCTCAAAGCCCCGGCGTTCCATCGGAATGTCACCGGCGCGGGCGGACACGAACGCCGCCCTCTTGCGGTCACCCTTGCGGTACTCGGTCAGCACCTTATCCGATGCAAAGATGTCACCGTCGCCGGTCGGGAAGTAGCGATCTTTGAAGAACGTCTGCCGAGGCACGATTTCTTCAGTAATCGCCATCAGGATATAGGTATCAAAGAAGTTCAGTTCTGCACTCATAGTTGACTCCCTCCTTAGTTGGCAGCAGCAGCGTCCTTGAAGACGATGCCGCGCATACGCAGATTGTCCTTGTCGGTCTGAGAAATGGTATAGCTTTCGGCTACAGTCACCTTGTCGGGGTCGAAGCAGCCGGCGGTGTAGACCGCAACATTTTCGTCGGCAGCAGTGCCAACCTCAACGTCATCGCAGAGGACGCAGTCCGGCGTCAGCGTTTCGTTGTTTGCAGCAGTGGAGCCGAGGATCACCAGCTTGCCATCACCGGCTGTGCCATAGGATTTGGCAAGGATCGTGCCGCGCTTGAGCGTGACCGCAGAAGTGGTCTGCTTGCGGATGATGCCGCCGCGTACCTGCACGGCAGGCACAACGTCTGTGAACAGACCGTCGAAATTCATCTCACCGAGTTTCTTGCTCAGGTTCGTCATAGCTTAGCCCTCCTTCTTGCCGAACAGCGCAGAAACCTTGGCCCTTGCATCGGCCAGCCGCGCTTCCGGGGTCTTCTTCGCGTCATCGTCTTCTTCCGCTTCCTCAGCAGGGGGAGGCGTTGCGCCAACGTCTTCGGCGTTGGACTCGTCGGCATCGTCCTTGAGGTCGGACAGGAATTTCTTGCCCTGCTTTGCGCGCTTCTTCGCGTCAGCCATCACCAGATCGGCGGCGGTGCAAGGCTTTTCGCCGTACTTGGCTTCGCGCACGTCGGCAGGATCGAGCAGGCTGGCGACTTCGTCAATTTCCTGCATCCGTTCCCGTTCGGCCTGAACCGCCGCATTGACCGCTTCGGTGTGATCGACAGCGGCCCGTGCAGCAGCTTCAGCCTGAGCAATTTCGTCCGGGTATTTTGCCCGGAGCTCTTCCAGTGTCATAGAGTTTCCTCCTTCTTCGCCGGGATTCTCCGGCTTGTTTTTATTCGCCTCAACCGGGGCCGCTGCCTCGGAATCGACCGTAGGAATGTTGTCCGGGGCAAACATGCCCGGAGCGAGGTGAAACTGCTTGCCGCGCACGAACAGGCTGCGCCCATCCGCGCTGGCGGCGATACCGACAGGTTCGGCATCTTCAATCAGTTCATCCGCGAAGCCCTTTTCAATGGCCTCACGACCTGTCATGTAGGTTGTATCTGCCATCATGTGCATGATGACTGTTTCGGAAAGCCCGGTTTTTCTCTTGTAGACCTCGGACTGCATCTTATCCCATGCGTCCTGCTGCGTGGCCTGTTCCCGTAGCTCATCGGCGTTATAGCCGCCGAAAAGAAACTGCCAGCATTTGTGAATCATAATAATGCTGGACGGATTGACCTTGACCGTATCGCAGGCGCACATGATGATGCTGCCGCCCGACATGGCGACGCCATCCACAATGCAGGTGAGCTTTGCGCCGCTTCGGGAAAGCTCGCGCAGCCGGTTATGAATCATATTCGAGGCCCCGGCGTCGCCGCCGTAGCTGTTCATGCGGATTGTGATGTTTTTGCAGGAAGAAATCTGCTTGAGGTCCTCCAAAAACTCACTGAGCAGAATGTACTGCCCCTCGATGGGTTCGCCCCACCAGTTTGTCGGCTGCTGCTCATAGATGTCGCCATACATGGTGATCTCGGCCGAGCTGCCAGATTCATCCGTAGTGGCCATGGTATAGACCTTTTTGCTGATCGAAATAGCCGGCGCATTTTTCGTTTTCATGCCCGATTCCTCCTTCACTCTTCACCGCTCGCGGGCGGTGTGTTTTCTGCTGGCTGCTGTACGCTCCCGATGGCTGCGAGCAATTCATTTTCACGCGCAAGCTGATCGACATTTTCTTCCCAGTCGCCGCCAGACATTTCGCGCGTGACCTGATCGTTCGTCTTGATGGCGCGGTTGGTCAGCATCAGAGCGGCCTCTGCCTCCTTCTTCGGGTCGAGGGAGCCTTGCACCGGGCCGATCCAGCGAGCGCCGCACCACGCCTCGCGCAAGAGCGGATCTGTGTGGAAGCCCAGAGCATTGATGCGTCCGAGCGCAACAGCTTCGGCCATGAACAGCTCGTAGATCGGCTGGCAGAAGTCATTCACGAACCAAAACCGGCGCATTTTGAACGCTTCCCATGCCTCCAGCAGCGCACCGCGGCTCGCAGAATAGGAGCTGTTGAATTCCTTGATGAGTACGTCATAAGGCAGCTCCAGCGCCGAGCCGACCAGACGGCAAATTGTCTTCACGAACGTCTCGAATCCTGCGGTCGGGATATTCGGACTGCCGAAAACAACTTTCTCGCCGGGGGCAAGATGCGCTACCGTACCCGGCCCCATTTCGTACTCGTTGGGATCGTCGGAAATATTGCTCGCGCCAGCGCCATCCGGGCTGGCAGTCGGAACGCCGGCAATGTCTCCTGTACCAACTTCATTGAATGGCGTACCGGACGGATCGGTTTCCGTCTCAATCCACGCCGTGAAGAAGCTCTGCACCAGCGCGGCCATCAGCTCCGATTCCGTGTAGCGGCGAAGCTGCAGCAGCGGTTCAATAACCTGCGCCAGATACGGAACGCCGCGGTACTGATCGGGGCGCTCGCTGTCCATGATGTGCAGGATATTCGGTAGGCCGGTGCGCTCACCGTAGGCCGGGACGCGCGTCCATTCCTGCTTCTCGGTCGTGATCTGGTGCGGATAGGTGTTGCTGATGTAATAGGCGACGACACGGCCGTTTTTGTCGACCTCCACGCCGTCGAAAACGCGGTGACCGGCGCCGGGCCTCCCGTCCGGAACGACAGCGTCCACGAAGCCGCCGTAGGTATAGCCTCCGCTGAAGTCGGTAGGCGTGGAAACACGGTCTGCCTCAATGACGTGCAGCCGCATGGAGTATGGATTCAGCGGCGTCGCCGGGTAACGCTTCACCAGGACAAACACGTCTCCGGACATGAGCCACGATTTGAGCGCGAGCTGCTGCAGAGCCATGAAGTTGTTCAGGCCGAGCGCGTCGCAGTTCTGCTTTTTACCGCCCCAGAGTCGAAATTCCATCTCGGCCTTGTGCTGCCATTCTTTTGCCGCCTCCGGAGAAAGCCCCAGCAGGTCACGGTCGACGGTCGCTTTCAGCGTCAGGCCGGTACCGACAACCTTTGTGCGGTTGGTGTTGATGGCGCTCGTGGCCACGGGCGATGCCATATAAAGCATCCTCGATCGCTGGCGCAGCGTGGCGTTGTTGCGGTTAATGTCTTCGTTGGGCGAACCGCTGTCTGGGATGAA